CCGAAAACCCGATAGGTGCCGGCCTGACCAAACTGCTCAATTAGCGGGCCAGCGGTATCATCTCGAAGACCTGAGTAGAACGTCATGCGCGTTTCAGCCCTCCACTATTGCCTCGAACGACGGGGCGAAGCAATTCGTAAACGTGTGACGGAATGGCACCGCCTTGCAGTCGTTTGCTAGCGTCGTACTCGACCTCGATCACGTCAACCTTTTGTTTGATGATTGCAGCAACGTCGTTGGTTACGATGCCTTGCAGGTCGTAGGTTCCCAACCGGAACAGCTCAGCGAGCTGCGCAGTAGCCTCCTCAACCTGCCATGGCACGTCAGAGTCGGACAAAGTGAAACCTTCGACCTCTGCATACTTTCGAGGCCATTTTAGCCGCTGCGTCCCGGTGGCTTTGTCGCCGATGAACTCCCAAGTGCGGTCAACGTAATCGGTAGCCTTGATGATCAAGACCTCTGCGGCAGCATCTGTGAGGACCGCCCACGTAGTATCACCACGTTCGAGCCAGTAGGTGCGCACGTTTGCAAGTGTATCGTATGCGTTGGTTCCAACAGTCAAAGCCATAGTCAGGTCCTTTCTTCACGCTGATCCTACGGCATTAGGTTCCGTGGGACAACGTGTTTCTAGTGCATGCTATAAGCGACTTATTTTTTTAATTAGGTGGTGCCTCGCCACTTACCATCGTAGATCGTAACTATGGCCCGTTTCCCGTTGGGATAAGTGACGATAAAAGCGTGTGACCAGCTGCTTGGGCCTTTCGTGTAATCAAGGCGCAGTCGTGTGAATGTTCCCGCGACGTAAAGGCCGTCCATAATGCAGGCTGAATGAGAGTGCCCAGTGTTTGCGCGTCTCCCCATTTTAGATAGTCCTACTGCTGACCCGCGCGACCCGTTAGCACTCAGGTGCCCATGCATACCGAATTCTATGCCACCTGAGCCATCGTCACACAACACAAATGGTTCGTCAGGGCCTAGGAACAAGATATCTTTGCGAACGCCTTCACGCCTCAGCGCTTCGCGGAGAACGTGATGTGTCGTGTCGTCTTTGACGATAGACATGTACTTGTCTAACTGAGCCTCAAGGAAAAAGATTGCGTTTTCAGGATCTTCGCGGTAGTCTGCCTCTCGCAGCCATTTTTCTAGCGCGTTGTCGTGGTTGGAATCGACGACTACGGTCGTGCAGAAGTCACGGTGTATATCATGCAGCATATCGCGCACACGCTGCACCTCTTCGCGAACGTTTGCAGTTCCCGTCTGATGCCGTTTGAACATCTGATGGCAGTTCTTGATCTCGTGGTGACTCCGCGAGCGGAAATCTAGAACGTCGTGCGCGAATTGGTGCGCCGGTCTCAACGTGTCAAGGATTCCACCTTTGAAGCTACTGCTTTGATCTCAAGGTCAATAACTTCTGGGTGAAGGTCGCCCCAGTTCGCTGCTTCAATGTTGATGCCTGCGGTTACTGTTCCCTCATGGATAAAGCAGGCGCCAGTCTCACCTAGGTTTGGAATATCGTAGAACGACCCGTCGCCGTCTGCGTTCAATTGTCTAACGTGCCAGACGCCTTCATGATCAACCTCGACGATTGCCGCTCCATAAGTGTGATGGAATTCCGCAGTCAAACCTGCTTTCTTCTGAACGTAGTTCAGCATGGTGACTGCACCTGTTGTGTAGTTCATTTTGGCGCCGTCGTCGGCGGTGCCCGCGATTGATTCCAAAGCGATCTTGGCGTGTGGGAAGATGGCAGAGCGTCGCTGGGTGTAGGTCTGCAATCCCGACAACGGTCGAGAAGCAGTTGGAAGGACATTCATTTCGCCACGCCATTCTAGCATCGGTGCGAGTTCGAGCGGGTCGTCTGAAATGTATGGGAGAACGATTGGGTCGTACCAGTTGTCTCCTCGGTCGTCAGCAGTCGGCCCGCGGCCTCGTTTCGTCGATGATTGACTGAACGCGTTCCGGTTATAGGAGAAGGTTCCAACCAGCAAAGTCGCATCGACGTGCTCGGCGTAAGTCACGAGGTTCTCGAAGAACGCTGTGAAAACGTCGGTGTTGTTTTGTGCGGATGTGATTATGTAGCGCTTGAGTTCGCCTTTTTTAGGCAGTTTCATCGGCTTGGCTGCTTCTGCCTTTAACTTACCTCCTGAGACAGGTTTGTCGTAAACGAGACCCATCTGCGCCGCCTTGTCGAGCCGGTACTTAACTGCGCCTCGTGAGATTCCCAGTTGCCGAGAAACCGCGCGCATCGAGCCACGATTGGTGACCATCGCGTCGTAGGTCTCTTGAGGCGTGACGTTTAAACTAGCCATGGTGTTCCTTTCGAAAAGCGGTTGTGTGAAACAAAACAAAAAATTGTTGAACACCCAAGCAGAATTTAAGGAGCTTGCATAGCCGCTTTGATGCCGATCCACATAGCGGCAAAGAAGCCTGCGGTGAGGAGTCCTATGACAGTTAAGAAGCCTTTCGATTGCGCTGACTTGACCGCAAGTCGCCAATCGCGCAGATGTTGGAAGTCGCGCTGCATTTCAAGGGGGTCTTCGATATCCATTCCAAGCTTCACCATCGCGTCGGTGACTGCTTGTTGGAGTAATGCTTTAAGCTCGCCACGGGAGAGCTGTATTGGATCTTGGTCAGTCATCAATTCGCCTCCAGCGAGTTTGTTTATGAGAGGCGCGACCGACTGGTCGCGCCTGTATGTTTAAACGACGTGCGCTCCACTACTTAGCAGGAGGCGCCTTCTTCACTGCAGATGCGTCAGCACCACCAGCTTTTTTGACCGTTTCAACCTTCTCGTCTTTTTCAACGACTTTCGCTGTCTCAGCAGCAACTGCTTGTTCGACCTTAATCTTCTGTGCCTTGTCGGCGTCAAAGAGTTTCAGTTTTCCGTTTGAGCGCGCGATTTGAGAAGCGTCTGCGTAGCCGAAAAGCTTCTTGCTTTCGCCTTTACTCACTGGATACATTGTTAGATCTCGAGCCATCTTGATGGTCCTTTCTGAGTCGGGTTTGGTTTTAGTGATGCGCGACGAGCCCATCACGGGCTCGTCACTTATTCACTTAGGCTGGGTACACAGTCGACGCGCGAAGCACCTGGGTGCCGAGCATTGGGTCGAGTGTCTGGGTGCCATACAAGGCATCCAATGCGACGAAGTTCGTCGCGGTCCCACCGTCGTACCACATACGAGCACGAACCGACAGGCCCGAAACTTCGTCAGTGACAGTAGCCATTTCTGCACCTTTACCGTCACCAGTCATTGGCAGAGGGGCGAAGGCCAGCGCAAACGCGTTCTTGTGGAACATGAGGTTCCGAACGTGAGCGGCTTCTTCGATGGCGTCCAGGTTGGCGAACGTGACAACTGCAGTGTTTGCTGCATTGCGACGAAGCGCTGGGTAGAACGTCAAGTTGCCTGCGCCAGCAGCGAAGGTAGTGTCAGCAGTCAGCACGTAGACAGTCACATCGCCGGCGACGGTGAACGTGTCTCCGATCTTAACAGTTTCAACGAGTGTGAAACCATTAACAGCCATCACGTTGACGTTGACAGCAGTGGCGCCATTGACAGCACCAACTTCATCGCCACCACCACCTGATGCAGTAGCAGTCGAGGTCATACCTGCCAGATCAACGTCAGCGTTCTGCGATGCGAACACCTCAACACCGAAGCGTTGGCCAAGGGAACCATTCAGCAATGCAGCCTGATTTGCGCCGTCGCCAGTGATGCGCGCCTCGTGGAAGATGCCTAGATCAAGGAACGCAGCTTCCATACCGGAATCAACCAGGTAGTGGATTGAGCCAGCTTCCATAGGAACTTCGTTGTTCCGAAGAACCTTACGAGGACCCGTGATGAAGGCAGAGCTTGCCGTGCCAGAGATGACTGACTTGGGACCAACCTTGGCGCCAAGGGCATGAAGGTCTTGGTCGATCTTGTCAGCCAGTGCGTAAGCAGCGGGCGTGATGTGATCGGTGATGATCTGCTCCGAGGAGTAGGCCAGTTCCCGGTCAGTCAACGCATACTTGACTTCCTGATGCTCATTCAACGTGATCGCGATGTTCTCGCCAACAACGTCTTGGGTTGCCGAACCAGTTCCTGCGACGTGAGTCGCGGCAGTGAACTTGGTCGGACGTTTCATGTTGATGGTGTCGCCTTTTGAATTGCCAGCACCATTGCGTTCTTGCTCAGCGCCGCGGTGAACGCGACCGGCCATACCCAGAGCTTTGAACAGCTGGATGAGGGCCTCTTGAGCGTAAAACTCGGGATTGTAGTTTCCGAGGACGTTTGCCATGAGATTTTCCTTTCAGGGCGTGAAGCGCCGAAGCGCGGTTTAATTTACCGCGCATCGACGCGCGGCGGTTTGGGATCAGCCTACTATCTGCAGTGCTCCGCCAGCTTTCTCGGCTGCTTCTTTAGCAATCCGGTACTTGGTAACGTCGCGCGCATCAGCGCGGGTGATCGTGTGGCTTCCGCCACCTTTGCCATTACCGCCTCCTGCGCCTGCGCCTTGAGGAGCTGGGAACCAGTGAGGCGCCTTCTCCTTCATAGACTCAAGCCACTCGGCTGGCGTCAACGGTGTAACACCATCTTTGCCGTAAGCAGTAGACCCATTTTCTTCGGCCAGCAGCTTCCCATCTTCACCGACTTTGAAGACATTCATCGCGCGCCCAAGGGCGTCTTCGATAGCGGACGGAACGAGACCATGCTCGGCAGCTGCTTGACGGAGACCGCCTTCAACTTTGAGCTGTTTGACTGTGCTGCCTTGAGATTCCCCAAATGCGACAGCTTCTGCCAACTTGGCTTCGAGATTTGACATCTGCTTCGTGTGGTCAGCCTGCAGGCGTTCCGTGCGTCGCGTGATGACTTCGTCCATCTTGCCTTCTGCGAGGAGTTTCGTTTCCTCGTCGTTTTCCAACCGCCCCATGATGTTGCGAACAGCTTCGGGATCGAGATCCTTCCAAGTGTTCGTAATCTCATCGAATTTGGCTTGAAGAGCTTTCTTCTCGCCTAGAATTTCGTCGCGGTTGCCAGCAAGTCCGGAAGTCGCTTCCAATACTGCTGCTTCAATGAATGCTTTCACCTCAGGGGTGTCAGCGGTTAGTGCTGGTGCTTGGTAACCTGCGTCACCGGGTTTTAACTCTGGCATTAGATAGTTCCTTTCGTTTCGGCTTCTGCCTAGACCGCGTCTCGAGGCCCTCGAGGTTATTCGGTCCTGAGTGAAGATAGGAGAAGGTGCGCGGTCGCGCAAGCAAGTTATCTCAGTCTCTATAAGTCGGTTATGTTATTTATTAGGTACCGGTTGACGAAGGTGCTATAACTCGTTTATACGTTATGCAAGGGCGACGATGTTCGACGCTCAAGCAACGGAGACCAGCATGCAAATCCAGATAGACAAAGCATTCACCTCACTCAACACTAAAATGATCGAGGACGATCAAGCATTCGCGAAACGCCTGATAGAAGGAAAACGCACATTCGTTGAAGCTGCCCGCGCCGAATACAAATCAGGCAAAGAAGGTCGCGCAAAATGGGTTACTGATTATGGCTATTTTGACCACATGGGCGCGGTTCTAACGCACTTCGGTTCTAAAGCAATGTGGAACTTACTCGACGAACGCGGCTTGAAAGGTGGCCTTGAAATGATGAAAAAGAACACGCTTGCATTGATCGCGCGCCGCGATGCGCAAATAATTAAGGCTTTGAGAAAAGTCGGCGTTTCAGAAATTCCTGAATTTGAACTTTCCGAATGCTCAAATGGCTACGAAGGATCTTTTAATGTCGCAGGCAATCGCGTGAGCATCAACACGATCTTAGCTGGCGGCTACAACATTCAACGCCTGCACACTCGCACGCTGGTAAAAGTTCTTGCCAACGCGTAAACGAAACGGGCGCGCACGATGCGCGCCCGATTGTTAGGCTTTTCTTTTTATCAAGATAAGTGACGCGATAATGATCGCTCCGACGACCAACCCGCCTATGAGGATCGTCTGAGAATTCTCGGACAGGTTCGACAGCATGCCAGTCACGCCGCCCGCGCCCAAAACAGTCGGGGCTTGTTTCAGCACCGTGTCGATG